GCTCGGTACGCAGCGCCTTTTGCAAGGCACTGTATCCGTTGATTGGGTCAGAGCGCTTCGTCTCGACGAGGGTTGGCAGATGCCACTCAAGTCGGTGAAGCCCCTGGTTCCAGCGGCTGAATTTATGATCCGGAAAATCTGACCAACGGCATATCCCGTCCATTCCTCGCGGAACGGCAGGATACTTCACGAATCCCCCAATAAGGGAATCCAAGAAGCGAACGGCGCGGATTTCTCCAAACCGTTCGAACAGTTGGTTTCGCAACGAGCTGGCTTTCACCAGCTCATTGCTGTCCGCCTTTGATTGAGGCAGTTCGGCCCTCTGGTAAGCAGGAGTAACATCCCTGCCCTGGAAGGCATCGACACCGCACGACTCGCGGAAGTCCCCGCTAAGGAAACTCTTCGAGACGTTCACCTTCATCCCTAGGGATGAAAGCAACTCAATCAATCTAGGGGCAACATCTGTGGCGATAATAATATCGTCGCCATAGACTGTCAGTTCTGGGGAACGACGTTGAAACGACCGGATAAACCAATCGTTGTCGTTCCCAGAATGCGCCATGATCGCCAGTACGGACAAGGTGTGAAACACCATGCACTCGACTGGAAACGTCAAGGCGGACCCCATGGATGCAAACTTGTTCAACAACACAAGTTCATCATCCCGGACCTGCACGAACGCGGATCTCGACAGACGGAGGTATCGGATGAAGCTGGGATTGAACCCAAACAACTCCTCGACCAACGTCATAGAGACCCGATCCGAGGCCTCAGAGAGATCGATCGTAGCCAGACGGCCATGAATCGACGCCTCAAGGGCCATCCGCTGATTGAAAGACTGATCCGTGTAAGAACAAGCGAATCGGTCACGCTCCAGGAGTCCCTTGATGGAACTCTGGAGTGCCTGCTGAACAAACTGGTTGTATGACGGCTCGATCGAAATCAATCGAGGAGTCGTAGCTGTCTTTGGGACAGCAACCAGTCTAGCAGGTATCACCTCATTGAGAGGCGGGCGTTCCAGAAGATCGATCCAACTGGATCGAAAGTATTCTGGGCCCATCAGTTCTTCGATGTGGTAAGAAATGGAATCGAAACCCCATCTCTCATTCACACCGAAGTGTTCGGATACAGCTCCCGGGCCATGCTTTCCGTCAGACACGGACGTCATGGCCTCACCGATAAGCTGCCCAAATAGCAAATGGGCGACTCGTCGGGCATTGTGCGGCAGTGCGGCTTTGATCTCAGCCCGTGATGGCAGACTCTTGTCTGTAGTCACGAACTGATCAATCGCAGCCTCCACCCGGTGGTCATCGCAAACTGCGAAGATCTTTTTACAGATCCGCGCAATTTGACGGATCCACCGGATCGCATCAACGCTAG